CTTGCAACAGAACTGTTAATAGGCGGAGATAGGTTAAGTGATTTTACGAGTCACATAACTGGTGCTATAAGTGAAATACCTCTAATAGGCGGCATCTTAGGAGGCGCATCACAGGCATTTGTTAGCGTTATAGACAGCACTATTGACAATTTTAGAGAATTGTCGCAGTCTGGTATAGGATTCGGCGAAAGCCTATTTGATATACAAGCTGCTGCTGCAAAATCAGGTTTAAGTTTAGAAACATTCCAACAGACACTTTCAAATAATTCTGAAACACTTGCCCTATTTGGCGGAAGCGCAACAGCTGGTGCAAAAAGATTCCAAGAAGTAAGCGGAATAGTACAAAAGCAGGGGGAGAAGTTTAGTGCTTTAGGTATGACCATGGAAGAAACTGCGCAATTTACCGCAGACTATATGGAAATGCAAATTAGATTGGGCCGAAACAATAGAATGTCAGCCCAGCAACAAGCAGTAGGCACAGCAGCGTATATTAAACAATTAGATTACCTTGCAAAAGTTACAGGTAAACAAAGATCAGAAGTTGCTGCCATGCTCAAAGAGCAAGCTACTGACAAGCGTCTTAAATTGATTATGGGCTCGATGAGTGAAGCAGCTCAAGCAAATCTACAAGGCACACTTGCAATGATGGACGGCGCATCACCAGAACTTAAAGATGCTATAACAGAAATGGTTGCTACAGGTGGTGTTCCAATGAGTGACATGGCCAAAGACATGGCACGTTTGAATCCTAGATTAGCATCTATGGCTAAAGGTTTGAGAGACGGAACAGTAAGTCAAGAAGCATATGCCGCAGAAGTAAGAAGAACCGCTGAAGGTGTAAACAATATGAGTGACGCTCAGCGTCAGCAATATGCTGTGTTGCAAGCACAAGGCAGTGCGATTGGTTCGTCTGTTGTGTTATTCCAAGACTTAACAAAATTTGGAGAAGGAGCCGCAGACGCATTAGACGATCAACAAAAACGTATGAATGCAGGCAATAACAGTCTATTAGATTTTGAACGCAGAATAACTCAGGTACGTAATTTAATACTTGGCTCACTTATCGAAAGCGGCGTGTTCCAAAGTTTAGAAGGCGCATTTGCAGATGTTATAGATTTGTTTACTAGCGATGACAGCGTTGGCCAAATAACATCTATGGTGCAAAAATTTGCTGATGCATTTAAAGTGTTTATAGCAGACTTTAGTAGATACAGTTTTAGTGAAATGTTTGACAAATATGTTTTAAAACCTATTAAAAATTTGATATTTGGTACAGAAGCAATGTCACCGGAAGAAATTGCCGCAAAACAATCAAGCCTTGATAGTGAAGCAACCACTGCAAACAATGTAATAACTAATATAGAAGGAAATGAAGAGTACAAATCGTTACTTGCGTTAAAAGAGCAAGACAAAGAGCTCACAGGAGAACAGCAAAAAAAATTAAGCGATTTTGAAAATCAATTAAAAACAGCACGACAACAAATTGTATCAATTACAGCAGAACAAAATTCACTAGGCGAAGCTGCTGAAGGATCTTCTGGATTGCTTGGCGGATTGATGGACAACTTAAATATACCATGGGGCAAAATTGCAGTAGGTATAGGAATTGCAGCAGCAGCAATAGTCGGAATCGGTACAGCAATAAGTATTATGGCTCCTGGACTAGCAGTTGCATCGCCAGGACTGTTAGCATTAGGAGTAGCATTTGCAGGCGTGGGAGTTGCCGGCGCAGGCATAGCTATGCTTATAGATTCAATTGCTGAAAGTTTTGGAAAAGTTGCAAGAGGCATAAAAGAATTTGAAAGTATTGATCCAGGTACTATAGAAAGCGTAGGCACAGGACTAAAACCTTTAGCAGATGTACTAGTTGATTTAGCAAAAGGCGGCATAGTAGCAAGTTTTGTAGGAGAAGGTGCCTTAGAAAACTTATCTGCAGGATTAAAGTCTTTTGAACAAGTAGATTACACTGTGTTGCCACAAATAGGATATGGCATAGAAGCAATGTCTGGTCCGATCACTGGTCTTGCAAAAGCAGGATTTTTTGCTGGGTTTGTAAGTGACGGAGTATTAGAAAAATTAGCAGCAGGTGTAAAATCATTTGAGGGCCTTGACGTAAACCAATTATGGTTAATGGGTCCTGCATTAAAATCACTAAACGAAGGAATTAGTGCGTTTGCCGGAGACGGCGTATTTGACAGTATTTCTAAAGGCATAGGAGGAATGATCAGCAGTTTCTTCAGCGGTGAAGGACAGTTTGATCAACTAGTAGAAGACCTAAAAGCGTTTGATCAAGTCAACGCAGATGCTATATTTAAAGTAGGTACAGGGTTATCTAGCTTTAAAGACTTTATGGCCGGCGAACTAAATTTAGATAATGTTCCAAAACTAAAAGAAGCAATGGCAGGCATTGCAGAATTTTCGGGCGATGATGTCAATATAGGAAATATCCAATTTACATCAGACGGACTTAGAAATTTACAAGATGTTACAAATGGACTTGACAGCGAAAGCATTTTCAGTTATAATAATGCTTTAAAAGAACTGATAGAAACATTAAAGAAATTAAATGAAGAATTAGGTGATCAAGCAGGTACAGAAGCTGGAAATGCAGCACAACAGGCTGCACAACTAGCAATCGGTAACGCCGGTACCGGAACAGGCGGCGCAGATAAGATAGATCAGTTAAATACAACAATGCAGAATATCTTAGCAGAAATACAGCTTGGTAACAAAACAGGCGTAAAAACATATAAAGCCACAAAAGCAAATAGCGATGCAATGTGGTAGGAAACATAAATGAGTTGGAAAAGACATTTTACACCAGTGCCGACAGGCGATAATCCAAGCGGCAATTATTCACCTTTAGGAGGATCTAGAGGTGGTAATAGTGTTGGACCGGCAAAAGCAAACTACAGTTCATTTCTACCAGATGTTTATGTAGGCAGTCCTAATCGTGTAGAGCGATATGGTCACTATAATGTAATGGATTTAGATTCAGAAGTTAATGCTGCTCTTGATATATTGGCCGAATTTTGCACACAAAAGAACAAACAAAACCAAACGCCTTTTAAAATGAATTTCAAACAAAAGGCAACTAATTCAGAAGCAACTGTATTACAACAATATCTACAACAATGGTGCAAACTACAAAATTTTGAAACACGTATGTTCCGTATATTACGTAACACATTCAAGTACGGTGATGCATTTTTTGTAAGAGATCCAGAGACAAGAAAATGGTTTCATGTTGATCCTGCAAACGTAACTAAAATTATTGTAAATGAATCGGAAGGCAAAAAGCCAGAACAATATGTAATTAAAAACTTCAATTTAAATTTTGAAGAAATGGTTGCTACTACTCCTTATACTACTAACGGAAACGTTACCGGCGGCGGTGAAGGATACATGACCGGCGGCGTTCGCGGCATGACTGGAAATCCCAATCAAACTACAGGTGGTTCGAGATTTCAACAAGGCGAAAGAGAAATTACTGTAGACGCAAATCATGTTGTTCATTTAAGTCTGTCAGAAGGATTAGATAACAATTATCCATTTGGTAATTCATTACTAGAAACAATATTCAAAGTCTACAAGCAGAAAGAACTGCTTGAAGATGCAATTATTATCTATCGTGTGCAAAGAGCACCTGAGCGTAGAGTGTTTTATGTAGACGTAGGTAATATGCCAAGTCACTTGGCAATGCAGTTTGTCGAAAGGGTAAAAACTGAAATACATCAGAGACGCATACCAAGTTCGACAGGAGGTGGCACGAACGTCATAGACAGTTCCTACAATCCGTTGAGCATCAACGAAGACTACTTCTTCCCGCAAACTGCTGAAGGGCGCGGATCAAAAGTTGAAACGCTGCCAGGCGGAACTAACCTTGGTGAAATTGACGACTCACGTTATTTCACTAACAAACTAGTACGCGGTCTCCGTATCCCTTCATCTTATCTACCTACTGGTGCAGATGACTCAGCTGCTCAGTATAATGACGGCAGGGTTGGTACTGCATACATTCAAGAATTAAGATTTAACACATATTGCGAACGTTTGCAAAATTTAGTTGTTGAACAGTTTAATCAAGAGTTTAAACGTTATCTATTAGAAAAGGGTGCAAACATAGATACAAGTATGTTTGATCTTACTATGGAACCACCGCAGAATTTTGCTGCATATAGACAAGCAGAAATGGATAATGCCAGAGTTCCGACATATACACAAATGGCCGCTATACCTTATATTTCAAATAGATTTGCACTTATGCGTTATCTAGGATTATCAGAAGAAGAACTAGCAGAAAACGAACGTTTATGGAAGGAGGAAAATGATGAAAATCTTACACCACCTCCAGGCGATGCAAGTGCAGAAATGAGAGGAGCAGGTGTTAGTGGAGCAGGAATAGATGCTGATATGGGCGGCTTAGAAGACGAAGCAGTAGGCGGCGAAGCACCTATAGAAGGCGGCGAAGGCGCACCCCCTGACACAGCAACAGGTACAGAGCCTGGCGCTACACCTCCCGCAACAGATCAAACGGTATAAATAGTATTATGATATTGCGTGAATTATTTTATTTTGACAAAGAAACATTTGAGCCTATAGAAGATACTTCTTACGAGCCACGCGACGATCTATCTCCAATAGATCTAGACGATACACGCAAAACAAAACTAACTTTAAGACAAATTAACAAAGCACGTAAGGCAAGCGACCTACATAAAAAAGAAAAAACAAAAGAATTAGATTTTGTTAGACAAATGTATGGAGTTGCTGCAAACGCCGAAGCCGGAATTTAACGTGTGGCTAAATTATCCAAAAAAGGTTTAACAAAACAAGAAGCCGCTAAATTAATGGAGTGGCGCCGGCGTGAAAAGCAAGAAACAAAATTAAAAAAACAATTAGAACAAAGACAACAAAATATTACAAAGTCTCTTTCTACACAACCTCTTTCCACTCCAGACGAAGACATTGCAAAATATAAACCCGACACTCGATCCCACAAACCAGATATTATTCCAATTTCAGACGGAAGTACCGCCTTTGTTTTAGGAAACGGCACAAGTCGAGAACCTATTAATCCAGAAAATTTAAAATCTTACGGCAAGGTATATGCTTGTAATGCAATTTATAGAACATTTGACCCTGACTACTTAGTAGCAGTAGATGTAAAAATGATTTTAGAATTACACAAAGCAGGCTATCATAAGAAAAATCCTAACATATGGACCAACCCTCAAAAATCTATAAGTAGATTTAAAGAATTTAATTTTTTTAACCCATCTAAAGGCTGGAGCTCAGGTCCTACGGCACTGTGGCTTGCAGCACAACACAAATATGAAACCATTTACATATTAGGATTTGACTACAAAGGTTTAAAAGACGGACAAAAATTTAATAATATGTATGCAGATACTCCTAACTATAAAAAATCAACAGATGGAGCAACATTTTTTGGTAATTGGATGCGTCAAACTACTAATGTTATTAAAGAAAATCCGCACATTAAGTTTGTAAGAGTTATAGCACCAGATAATTATCGTCCGGAAGAACTAAATAAATTTGAGAACTTTAGTACAATTTTAATCGAAGATTTTCAAAAAATCTACGAAAATTAACAGTTTTTTTCAAAAACGGGCTATTTTGGCCCCGTTTTGCCTCGCATATACACATTTCATATAAATAATAGTGACAGCCTTACCATAGGTAAACAATCATTTATAGGAGATAAAAAATGGCAGATCGTAACAAGTTTGAAGAGATGCTCGAGCGCCTTGTAAACGAGGACCGCGACGGAGCACAAGAATTATTCCACGAAATCGTTGTAGAAAAATCAAGAGAGATTTATGAAAATCTACTTGAAGACGATATCGAAGTAGACGAAGAATCCGAAGAGGAAGTTGATGAAGCTTCTGAGGAAGAAGTTGATGAAACTACTGATGAAGAAGTAGACGAAGCTACTGACGAAGAAGTAGACGAAGCTACTGACGAAGAAGTAGACGAAGACGAAGACAAAGAAGTCGAAGAAGACTTTGATCTTGACGAATTTGAAGTTGAAGCAGATGACGACATGGGCGGTGATCCAGCAGATGACATGATGGGTGACATTGAAGCAGACATGGACGACATGGGCGACGACGAAGGCGACGACGAAGAACTAGAAGATAGAGTCGTTGACCTAGAAGATGCGCTTGATGATCTTAAAGCTGAATTTGAAAAAATGATGTCTGATGAAGGTGGCGAAGATGATGCTGCTGACATGGACATGGGCGATGAGGAAGAAGGCGACGAAGAAGGCGAAGAAGAAGCCTTTGACTTTGGCGAAGCCACAGACGAAGAAGTTGACGAAGCAGACGAAGAAGTTGACGAATCACCAAAATCAGAAGCAGAGCAAATGCGTGAATACGTAGAAAAAATTGCTGGCAAAGGTGGTTTAGAAGCATCTAACGCTAACAAGTCAGAAGAAGCTGGTACAAACACCAAGTCAACAGTAGCTGGTAAGAACGATATGGGCGGAACAGCGTCTAATTTAGTTCAAGGCGGCGAAGCTGACACTAAAGGTACAGCCGGCGGACTAGCAAATCCATCAGAAAAGGAAGATAACATGGGTAATGTTAATGTTCCAGGTGGAAAAGCTTCTAAGTCAATGAAGGCACAACCAAAAGGCCATGGCGCTGAAAAGAAAGGCGCAGGCGAAACCGCTGCTAATAAGAAATCAATCATTGGCGGCAAATAAGAAGAGGGCTAGTTAGATGATTAATCTACGAGAGCATTTGACATTTGACCAGGCACAAATGGTCGTCGAAAGCACCAACGAAGGCAAAGATCTTTACATGAAAGGTATTTGCATACAAGGTGGTGTCCGCAACGCTAATCAGCGAGTGTATCCTGTAAATGAAATTGGCAGGGCTGTCAAAACTCTCAACGATCAAATAAGCGGAGGTTATAGTGTTCTCGGTGAAGTTGATCATCCAGAAGGCCTAAACATTAACTTAGACCGTGTGTCGCACATGATTACAGAAATGTGGATGGACGGACCAAATGGTTATGGAAAACTAAAAGTATTACCTACTCCTATGGGACAACTAGTAAAAACAATGCTCGAAGCAGGTGTAAAACTAGGCGTTTCTTCAAGAGGATCAGGAAATGTAAGTGAAGACGGAAGCGGTGAGGTTTCAGGATTTGAAATCATCACCGTGGATGTCGTTGCACAGCCAAGTGCTCCTGGGGCGTATCCTACG